TAACTGGATCTTTGAATTAGAAGGTGAAACTTCTAGCGTAAATGACGAATAAAAAGAATAAAAGATATAACAACAAAGGACCTAGATACTGGGAGAAGTTAGCTCTTATTCAAAAGAAGCTTAAATACTTCTTCTTAAAAGAATCAAAAAGAAAACACGGAAGGAAATTTAATAATGGATAGAAACGAAGAAAAACTTAGAGCGAGACTTGCTAAAGCGAAGGGGGGCCACCGTAAGGTTCTCCAAAAGAAATTAGATAGGATGGTGGGTGCAAAGGCTGCTGTTGAGACTCCTGAAGCTCCTGCTCCTGCTCCAACTATCAAAAAACCTGCTCGGAAGAAGACCAGCAAGAAGAAATAGACCAACAGCAGAGACGGTGCCCTACGCCTTTCTGCGGTTTGGGACTTCGCACCTACTCTCCATCAGTAATGGTGGGGAGTTTTGCTTTTTTTACTCTTTTATTTCTATAGGGAAGACATTATTTGCGATAAATGCTTCCCTATTTTTATGCCAAGAGTCTCTTCCCACTAATTCACCTCTAGAATTATGTAAAATACGCATATTTACTACTTTATTAGTGAACCCCTTAAGAAAAGCTTGGGAAGTATAGTGAATATCATAGAAATCCCACTCTCCTTCAAAATATTCGGGCTTTTCTAAGCCTACTTCATCTAAAACTCTGCGCTTTGCTGCTAAGAAGAGCCCATCAAGTACCACAACTTCTCCTGGGGGGCCATATTGGGTGATATACTCTTTCTTTTCTGGGTCTAGATGGAGTACTTCTCCTCGATGCTTACCGTATTGCCACCTAGTTTGATCCCACCAGACGGCATCGGGGCCTAACTCCATAGTTCCTGCTGGGCCAATGAACCCAACCTCGTCTGGAGCTAATGCTTCCTTTAGTTTGTTGAGAAAAAGCTCTGGATTTTCTCTGATTTCTATATCATCGTGACAGAATATAATTATATCTTCGGGGTCTGGGTCAATCTTCTGAAAGGCTCCATTATAAGCAGCGAATAATGATTGAGCATTAGATAGTAAATATACTTTAACCCCACCAATACACAAAAAACTAAGTAATTTGTCGGTAGTTGAAGATACCTTGTTTCTATCTCTAGTACATATAATAGCGTGTATGTTCATATACTATAATATATGGAACAGAAGCTATTTTTATGGAAAATCAAAGATTATTAGAAGAATTTAAGAGATGTACGAAAGATCCTCTGCATTTTATCTCAACTTATATCAAAGTTACACACCCTGTTCGTGGTCTGGTTCCCTTTAAACTGTATCCTTTTCAAGAAAGAATCCTTGAAAATTTAGAAGGGAATCGGTTTAACATCCTAAGAAAATTTAGACAAGCAGGATGTACTACAATTGCAGCCGCTTACTCTTTATGGATGATCATATTTCAGAAGCATAAGCAAGTAGTTATTCTTTCTAAGGGTGACGCAGAATCAACAGAAGTTTTAGATAGAATTAAACTTATGTATGATGAACTTCCGTCCTTCCTAAAGCCAGGAATTCAGGAAGATAATAAGCATACGCTTAAACTGATGACAGGTTCTACTATTAAATCTCGTCCTTCAGGAAAGCAGTCGGGACGTTCCTTGGCGGGATCTCTCCTCATAGTTGATGAGGCTGCTTTTATTGAAAATATTGACACTATTTGGGCTGCTGTCTATCCTATTATCTCCACAGGAGGTCGTGCTTTCGTTCTCTCTACTGTTAATGGTATTGGTAATTGGTTTCATGATGTTTATCAAAAAGCCCTAACTGGAGATAACTCTTTTAATCCTATTGATATTAGGTGGCAAGAACATCCTGAGTATAATTATAATGAAAATTATAGTCATCTCTACGAGACGATGGAAGAAAAGGGTTTGGATATCCATAAGTGGGAAGAAACCACTAAGGCTAATATGCCTATGAAGCAGTGGCTTCAGGAATATGAATGCTCCTTCCTAGGAACAGGAGATACTTACATTGAAGGAGAAGTTCTAAAGGCAATTTCATCTCAAACAAGCGAAGAATACTTTACGAAGTACAATAATAGAATGCGAGTTTGGCAAGAAGCAAAACCCCAGTATGAGTATTTAATTTCTTGTGATACCTCTCTAGGGAGAGATCGAGATTACTCGGCATTTCATGTGATTAATATGTACAACGGACAACAAGTTGCCGAGTTTTATTCCAATAGAACCCCAATAAATGACTTTGCTAAAATTTTATTTAATGAAGGTATGCTATATAATGTAGCGCACATAATCTGTGAGCGGAATACTATTGGAAATAACTTAATCGACTGGCTCTATAATATTTATGAGTACGAAAACTTGTGGGCTGATGACAAGGATGAAATTGGCTTTCAGGTAACTGCGAAGAATAGAGAAAGTATACTAGCTGAACTAGAAGAAGCGGTCAGAACCGACTTAATCAAGATTAATTCGACTCGGACTTGCGACGAACTGATGACATTTATTATAAACGAGAACGGTAAAGTAGAGGCTGAGAAGAATCATCATGATGATTTGGTTATGAGCCTTGCCTTAGCCGTTCATGCTTATAAAAACTTATTGGATACTACTCATATTGAGTTTGTATCAAAAATTGAGAAAGAACAAAAACCCCTTATGCCAAGTAAAAATTATAAACATAATTTCAAAACTGCTTATGGTGGAATGACTGAGGAAGATTTTAAATGGCTGATGAAGTAAATGATGAAGTAAATGATGAATTAAATGAAAGTGGTTATACTACTTTTGGTGGGACCCAGAACCGTGCGGGGGGAGTTTATACCCCTACAGGTCCTATAGGTCGCTTTTTTGCTAAATTCTTTGCAACCAAAGCTCAAGTTACGGTACAAAAAGCCATTGATAAGGGGAAGGTGCTTCCTGAGACAGGAGACACCGTTATTAGTACGGAAGTTATTAAGGATCAAGAGATTGATGGTGCCCCCGCTGTTGGAGGAATTCAACGAAACCCTATCCTACCACAGCTTGAACTTAACCGTAGAAGACGATACAAAGAATATGAAGAGATGGATGAATATCCCGAGATCGGTGCTGCCTTTGATATTTATGCTGATGATTCTTCTCAAAAAGGAACCCGTTCAGAGCGTTGGACTATTAAATCTGAAAATGATTTAGTGGTTGATGAAGTTACCACACTTTTTGAAAGAATTAATTTACATAGATTTCTTTGGGATATTATCAGAAATACTGTTAAGTATGGAGACTGTTTTACTGAGCTAGTTTTAGATGTTAAAAAGCCAGAAGAGGGTATTAAAAAACTTAAAATTCTTAATCCCAATTGGATTCTTAGAGTAGAGAATGAGTATGGGTATCTCAAGAAGTTCTTACAAGAAATTCCCAATTTAGAATCACTTCAGTATTCCGAAGTGGGTCAGTCTGAAATGGCTAGACCAGTTAAGTATATTGAACTAGATAAACACCAAATTGTCCATTTCAGACTTCATACTTCCGACCCAATCTTCTACCCTTACGGTAAATCAATCGCTGCGTTATGTCATCGTGTATTCCGCTCTCTGAAGATGATGGAAGACGCAATGATGATTTATAGACTTTCACGGGCTCCTGAAAGACGCATTTTCTATGTTGATACAGGAAACCTGCCCACTAGCAAAGCTGAGATGTTTATTGAGCGTCTGAAGCAGAAGTTTAAGAAAGAGAAATATTATAACTCTCCTAAAGGAACCATTGATTCACGGTACAACCCCATGTCTATGGATGAGGATTTCTTTGTTCCAACAAAGAACGGAAGGGGAACTAAAATTGATACACTACCTGGGGCGACTAACTTGGGTGAGATTGAAGACGTTCGGTATTACAGGGATAAGCTTCTTGCTGCCTTGAAGGTGCCTAAGGATTACCTTGTAGAGAAGGATAAGTCCCCAGAACGAAAAGCGAACCTTTCCCAGCTTGACGTTAAATTTGCTAGAACTATTCAAAGAGTTCAGATTGACATTGAAGCTGGTTTAGAGAGTTTAGCAAAACGTCATTTACAATTACGAGGATTTCCTGCCTCTCTTATTAAAAAACTAAAGATTTCTCTTCCTGAGCCTTCTGATATGTCGGCTAAGAGAAAACTTGATATTGATGAGCAAAAAACAAGAGTTATTCAAGCTGTTCAAGGATTGGCTCTTTTCTCTAAAGAATCTATCTATAGAGAGTTCTATGATATGACAGACGAAGAAATTCGTAGAATGCAATCTGAAATTGAAGAAGATCAGAAGAAGGATATGGAGCAACAACAAGAACAGGCAGAGGCCGCTGCTCCTGGGCCTGGAGAGGCTGGTGGGCAAGAACCTGCTGAGAATGCTCCTCCGACAGCTAATGAGGAAGGGGGTTCTGAGTTGGAATCCTTACGGGATTTAGTTCTAGAAGAAGACAAAAAGAAAGTTATTTCTAGAATAATTAAAAAACAACAAGAAAAAGCGAAACCAACGACTAAAAACTAACATATATAAGTTTAGAGTTCGTAAAAATGGAGATTAAAAATGTTTTCGAAACTATTTGAAGAAAGAGATAAAACTATTACTCACCTCGTTAAGTTAGGTGATTGCATAGCCAGATCTTTGAGAGAAAATGTAAGCTTGTTTGCTATTGATAGCAATAATTCACAAGTTTCCTACCTCACAGAGAGTGGTAAAGTTATTAGTGGAGAGTATTCCACTGATCAGGACGTAACCCTTGATTCTATCAAGGTACAAGATTCCTCTGTTTTTGAAGACGGAGAACAGCTTGATTCCTTTGTAAATGAGAAAATTCATAATTTCATTGAAGGAATCCATTATGGAGAGTATTCTTCTGCTGATGAATCTTTTTCTGATGTGTTGTCTCTTTGGGAGAATCGACTTAAACTATCAACAGTCCAAGCTAAACTTTATGAGCAATCTAGTAGATTAGCTGCTGTTGAGAAGATTGTCGAATCTTCTGAGTTTCAAAAACTTATTGAGGTTTCTCCCCAACTTCAAGAGTTCTTAAAAGAAAACTTTGAGAAAATTACCTTAGTTCCTGAAGTTAGAAATGCAATAAATCTTTCTAACGCAGTTTCTCAGGCATTCAACTTCCCAAAACTAACTTTAGAAGAGCTTGAAGAAAATCAATCATATATTCTTAAAGATGGAGTTACTCCTTCTATTTATGATATGGTTTGTCGTCAAGAATTAGTAAAACGAGAGCTTATTGAATCTAAGAAAAGTTTTGATACGATTTGGGCTGATAATGCTTCAATTCAAAAACTTACAGGAATGATTTTTGAAGGTGATGAGGCTGTTGTTGCGGCGTTATCTGAAGCTCTTAAAGAAGTTCCTTATCTTGCTTTAGCTTCTAAGAAGAGTTTGTTTAACACTTTTTCTAATTGTCTTTCCCATGCAGACGGTATTGGGGTTTCTGATAAGGACATTCAAGGCTTTGCATCTCGCATTTTTGAATATAAGAAAGATGTTAAGAAAGCTTTTATTCAAAATATTAACGAAAAGTATGGAGTTAATATCCAGAACCTCCAAAACCCAGCATCCTTTAAGAGCTTGGCAAATACTCAGGTTGTAATTTTTGAAGCACTTTCCCGACTATCTCCTAAGGGTTCAGTGCTTAAAGAAGTTCTTTCTGAAATGGCACAAGGTCTGAAAACTAAGTCTGGTGTTGAGTGTATTGATGTTAATGATTACCTCTTAGAGATGTTTGTTGCGGCTGGGTATGATGAGGTTTTAGAGGAAGCTGCTTCGGCTCCTGCGACAAAAGTGGACTTCAAACGAGTCAGTAAAGAGCTTACCGATATTAAAGATTTAGTAAAAAATCTTGAAACTACGGTTAAAGATCAAGAATACCCCAGCGACGAGACTTTGGATGATAAGGCACTCGCAGACAAAGCGGCTAAGGAGACTCCTGAAGCACCCCCTGAGGCTGCTGTTCCTCCCCCTCCAGCGGAGGAACCCGTTCCTGGTGGGGAAGAAGAAGGTGCTGCCCCTGAAGAGGAGGAGGCTCCCCATGTTGCCCCTGAGGTAAAATCCGAGGATGAGGCTAT